GAATCAATAGTAATAGAGCATACAGTGTTTATGAATAGTCCTAAAACTGCTGCAGATCTTGCACTGGTGCAGGGGGCTATTCTTGGATCAGCAGGACAGTCTGGAACAAAGGTTGTTGGAAAAGTATCTCCAATAACCTGGCAAAATTTTATTGGTAACAAGAAGATATCAAAAGATGAAAAGTTATTTATTAAATCACAAAATCCAGGGAAGTCAGAGTCATGGCTTAAGTCTCATGAAAGAGAATTAAGAAAGCAAAGAACAATAAGGTACATTAATACTATTTATGATAGAACTATCACTGACAATGATGTTGCTGATGCTTGTGGTATTGGGCATTGGGCAATGTCAAACTGGGGCAAGGCGATTGGGGTTGACAAATAGGGCTATGGCTGCTAAACTATATACAAGTGAGACTTTTATGCGTAAGAGATATGTTATGGATAAGAAGACTCCAGAGGAGATTGCTAAGGAGTGTGGAGTGAGTTTAGAAACAATCTATGTCTACCTTGCAAAATTTGGATTAAGGAAGTCTAAGCGATGAGTAAAACAAAAAAGATTATTTTAGCAATTACCGTGGCTAGTTCAGTAGGCATAGCCTATGTTATTAATTCCTTTAAAAACTTTCCAGATATTTTTGACTTAAGTGACGAAGAGGACGAAGATGAGTTCTGAGACACAGTTTACCATTGCTCAAGTTTGTGATGAGATTAAAGAGATGCTGATTGCAAAAAATAAATCTTATGGAGATTCTGCTCTCAATCCTGTTAGAGTTTTTGCTACATCAGACAGTGTAGAGCAACTGCATGTTCGCATTGACGACAAACTTTCTAGAATAACTAGAGGTGGATCTTATGTTGGCGATAATGATTTAGATGATCTAATCGGTTATCTCATACTGCTAAAAATAGCAAGGGAATTAAACAATGTCAACTGAAGATGATCTAGTTAAACATCTTGATCAAGTTAATCAAGTAGTAGAAGAATACTTAAAGGGTAATGATCCAACAGTAATTTCAAAACAACTTGATATACCAAGACAAAGAGTAGTAACTCTTATTAACGAGTGGAAAGTTATGGCATCTGCTAATGATGCTATACGTGCTCGTGCTAAAGAGGCATTGGCTGCTGCAGATACACACTACAGTAAGTTGGTGTCTCGCACATACGAAGTTATTGATGAGGCATCAATGACAAACAATCTTAGCGCTAAAACTGCTGCAATTAAACTTGTTATGGATATTGAATCTAAAAGAATTGATATGCTACAGAAGGCTGGCCTGCTTGAAAACAAAGAACTTGCTGAAGAAATGATGGAGATTGAGCACAGACAAGAAGTTCTTGTGTCTATATTAAAAGATATTGCTTCCGAGTATCCTCAAGTTCGTGATGAAATTATGCGTAGGCTTTCTTTATTTGCAAAAGACAACGAGGTGATTACAGTTGTCCACGACATTCAATGAGTTTTTTGAAGTACTTAAAGATAACAACTTTGAAGAAACACCAGTAGATGCAAAAACTTTTGTTGAGGGAGAAGCATTTTTAGGGCAGCCACCACTATCAGATATACAGTACAGCATTGTTGAGGCTATGAGTCAGATATATCGCAAAGAAGATCTTGTTGGGATTATGGGAGAAACAGAAGGCTCAAGGTATTTTGACAAATATACTAAGAATGAAATTATATTGCAACTTGGCAAGGGATCTGGAAAGGACTTTGTATCTACAGTAGCATGTGCTTATATTGTATATAAACTTTTATGCCTTAAGGATCCAGCAAGATACTTTGGAAAGCCATCTGGAGATGCTATTGACCTAATCAATGTTGCTATCAATGCTCAACAAGCAAAGAATGTTTTCTTTAAAGGTTTTAAAAGTAAGATTGAAAAGTCTCCTTGGTTTGCTGGAAAGTACTATGCAAAAGCAGATTCGGTTGAGTTCAACAAGTCAATTACTGTTTATTCTGGTCACTCAGAAAGAGAATCACATGAGGGTTTAAACCTTCTACTTGCAGTACTTGATGAAATTTCTGGTTTTGCATCTGAGGTTGGTACAGGCAATGAACAAGGAAAGACTGCTGAGAATATCTACAAGGCTTTCCGTGGATCAGTAGACTCTCGTTTTCCTGACCTTGGTAAAGTAGTTTTGCTTTCATTTCCAAGATACCCAGGAGACTATATCTCAGAAAAATATGATGATGTAGTTCTTGAAAAAGAAATTGTTGAAAGAACACACAAGTTTGTTCTTAATCCAGACCTTCCAGATGATGATCCAAACAACTCGTTGGAAATTTCCTGGGATGAAGATCATATTATTTCATACAAATACCCAGGAGTGTTTGCATTAAAGAGACCAACATGGGAAGTAAATCCTACCAGAAAGATTGATGATTTTAAAATTGCTTTCTATACAGACCTTGGTGATGCAATGATGCGTTTTGCATGCGTACCAACTTTTGCTTCTGATGCATTCTTTAAGCAGCATGAAAAAGTTAGAGCATGTATGACATCAAGAAATCCAATAGATACATTCAAAAGGTTTGATGAATCATTTAAACCAGATCCAGATAAAAAATATTATGTTCATGCTGACCTTGCACAGAAGCACGATAAGTGTGCAGTTGCTATTGCTCACGTAGAAAAATGGGTAAACATTCAGGTAATTAATAACTACGAACAAGTAGCACCAATTGTAGTGGTAGATGCAGTTGTGTGGTGGGAGCCAAAGATTGAAGGCCCAGTTAATCTTTCAGAAGTTAAACAGTGGATTCAGAACCTTAGAAGAATAGGGTTTGACATTGGAATGGTCTCCTTTGACCGTTGGCAATCCTTTGATATTCAAAATGAATTGAAGCAAGTAGGAATGAGAACTGATACTGTTTCTGTTGCTAAAAAACATTATGAGGACATGGCAATGCTTGTATATGAGGAAAGACTAGTAATGCCTGCAATCGAACTCTTGTTCGATGAACTAACACAGTTAAAAATAATGAAAAATGATAGAGTTGACCACCCCCGCAAAAAGTCAAAGGACTTGGCTGATGCTGTATGTGGAGCAATATTTGGGGCAATATCACACACCCCAAAAGATCAGAATATGGTCGTAGAAGTTCATACTATTAGTGATCGACCTAAGCAGGTTGACATGGGTAGGGACAATGTGATACACTATAATCCTATGCCAGATGATGTAAAAGATTATCTGGATAGATTTAATCTACTATAAATAAGGAGAAATACCGAATGAATTCATTCAAGAAAATCGCACTAGCCATGGTTGCAGCCATGACTTTGGGCACAATCGTAGCAACACCTGCAAGTGCTGCTGTAATGACAGTTGCTGTAGATCTTGCTGGAACGGCTAACACAACCGCTTCATCAATCTCAACACCTGCTGCATTGCCAGTCCCTGCAGACAACACAGTTGACGCTGCAGACGCACTTAAGTTCGTCGCAACTGTTGACACAGGAACAACTGTTTCTGTAGTAGCAACAAACGCAACAATCGTGTCTGCACTACACACATCTGCTGCACCAGTAGGAGCAACATCAGGTTCTTCAACCTTGACAGTTGCAACTGGTACAGGAACAACTGCAACATTCTGGGTATATACAAAGACCACAGCAATTGGAACAGTAACAGTTACCAATCAGGGAACTACATTTACATACTATGTACAGGGAACTGCTGGTAAGATTAATACTCTTACAGTATCCGCTCCTGCTACAGGTGCTGCTGGTACAAAGCAAGACATCACAGTAACTGCAACAGACACATTTGGTAACAAGGTATCTGCTAAGTCAATTACTGCAACAGTTTTTGCTTCAACAGCAACACTAGACACAGCAACAGCAACAACTGGTGCTACACTTTCAGATTTTGGAGTTGCAAAGTTTGTTGCAACACTTCCAGCAACTGGAACACGATCACTAATCACATTCTCACCTACAACATCATCAGATGCAACAACTACAGATGTAGTTGGTCTACCTGCTCGTGCACTTGCACCATTTGCAGAGATCGCAGTTCGTGATCTAGTATCAGAACTTGCTGCACAGACTGCTGCTAAGGACGCAGCAATCGCTGCTAAGGCAGTTGCAGATGCTGCAGTTGTAAAGGCTGCTGCGGATGCAGTTGCTGCTAAGGCTGTTTCAGATGCTGCTCTTGCAAAGGCTGCTGCAGATGCAGTGGCTGCTAAGACTGCCTCAGATAAGGCACTTGCAGATGCAAAGACTGCTTCAGATGCAGCACTTGCTGCTGAGAAGGCTGCTTCTGCTAAGGCACTTGCTGATGCAAAGACTGCTTCAGATGCAGTTGTACTTGCTAAGGATGCAACTATCGCTAAGTTAACAGCAGATAATGCTGCTGCACTTAAGTCAATTAAGGATGCTTTCAATTCACTTGCAAAGAAGTGGAATGCAAAGAATCCAAAGGCTAAGGTTACTTACCTCAAGTAATTAGTCCAACATTTAAGGGGTTACCAATTACGGTAGCCCCTTTTTTGTGCAATAAAATGATATAATAACCCTATCAGACATTATGTCTGCAAGGGGGAAAGATAATTAAAAAACTAATACGAATAGCAGCAGCCACATTATTAGCATTTGGCTGGCTTTTTATTTCCCCAGAAGGTGCCCACTCTGATGATCCCCTCACAGTTGCAGCCCAAGAAATCCAAGATCTTAACGATAGCATTGACGACCTTGGCTACAAGGATGAATTTATATCCCTAATTGAAGAGGCAGAAGATAAATACGACCTTGCAGTATCTGCACAATCAGTCCAGTCTCAAACCTCTGACCTATACGATGATTCCCTTGACGCAGAAACCACGGCACTTGAAGAAAAAGACTTAGCCCAATCAGCAGTAGACGGACAAACAGTAACAGTAGCCACTGCTTTAGACAATAAGAATGATGCCTACGATGCACTTGGAGTAGCCAACATTAATCTTTCAAACGCTCAGCAAGCATTAGACAGTGCTGGTTCTGCTGGTTTGGCATACGATGTTTATAGTCTAATTAGAGTTAATGGACTTGCAGCCACAGATCAATTCTTATGTAGTGGAACATTAAATGGAAACTACATGACTCGTCCAGTGTGTGGTAATAGATATGAAAACTTTATAGTTAAATTTACTGGACAAATAACAGTACCTTCATGGTTTACATCAACAAAATTTGCAGGATATACAGATGATGGTTTTAGAATGTACATTGATGGAGAGTTAGTAATAAATAATTGGCGGGAACAAGGAACAACTTGGAGTGCTTATTCTCCTGTATATGATGTAACAAGCGATAAGGTTTTTGATGTAGAGATATGGTGGTACAACGGTGGAGGTCCTGGATCCTACCATCTTGGATGGGCTATTCCTGGAGGATGGACTGGTGCAGGTTGTGACTATGCTGGAAACCCAAGAGTGTGGGGACAAGACTTTAGTTGCAATCTTAATACATTTTCTTCTGGATCTGGAGCAACTCAAGAGCAAACTAATGCATACAACTCTGC